TAGATTTTTTTAGCTTCACTGCGCATCATGCTGTACCCCCTAAACGCTGCTCACATTCATTCCAAATACTTACCCATTTCTTTTGCGCCCAATCCGGTTGCATACGCTTAACCCCCGCATTGCTTGCCTCTCTGCAAACCAATTTTTCCAGTTCCGATGGGTTTCTAATTGGCAACGACTGACTTAAAAAACGCTTGTAAGCTTTGTCGCATTCCGGATTGTGGGCTGCTGTTTGCTGTTTCGCAGTGTGTGGGCTTTCTTGGCTCTTGACTGTCAGGGTGTCAAAATGCTTGCGCAGGCTTTTCGTGCTTAAAATATTTTTGTGCCAGAAGGAATCACGACTAGCCCAGTCAAACAACGCACAGATTTGCTCATGAGTGCGACCATCAATTTCACGCATCAAGCGAATATCATTTGCCCAATCAAACCACTTAGGGGCTTTCTGAGTAGGGTTTATCACCTGAACACGCTTAAACATCCACTGTGCTGTCTCTAAATCTTCAAGCGTTCCCCACAGTTGGCCATTCGCACTCGATACCGCTGAATTTAAATTTTTACTAGAAATATCATTCACAGCCGTGTCGCTGGATTCGTTAGAATTCTGCGACGAAGGGGTTTTATTGATCTGTAAGTTTTTATCTGAGTTAAGATCTGTATAAAGATAGGAATCCGCATTTTCGACGTTTCCATGATTCTGCATTTCTGCGGTTTCCATTCCGCAGTTTCGACGATTTGAATCGTCACTTTCGACGTTTTCATTCCGCACTTTCGACGTTTCAGAAATTGACGGGAAAATCATTGAGATAAGCGCATTTCCATCTAATTTATAATGCGTCACTGGAGTGCCATTGACCTTCTTAGTTTTCGTTTCAATGATGCCGGGGAAGTATTTTTTGCGCAGTTTATCCACTAATCGACGTGATTGTTCTTCACCCGTTAAGCCTTTAATCTCATCAGCCAGTTCCTCATGGCTCTTATAAAACCAACCATCGCCTGCACTGGATGAAATACCAGACCAAAACACAAGTTGATTAAGCACAGCTGCTAACGCATGCGCCTGCTGATCCCCTTTGAAGAACTCAAGATAAGGCACAGGAATAACAATTACGTTTTTATGCCCTGACATAGCCTGAACGATGTCAAATGTATTTGTCATGCCTTCACCTGCTTGCTTGCATTAAAATCACCTACCAACCACTCAACAAACTTGTAGTTGGTTTCTTGGTAACCATTTGATAATTTAATCTCATAGACGAAACGGTTACCGCGCATTGAAGCTCGTACTTGCGGACGACTCGTTAAATTTGCTAAGCTACTCATGCTAATTACTCCACAAATGTTTTTAGCGACCCCGACGCCCGGACCGCATATCTGGGCGTCACCCTTTCTAGCTATGCTCATCATTGTTTAATCCCGTAAACACTTTCTAAAGAACCAACAAACCCAAGCGCATAAGCAAAGACTTTCTCCATTTTTCGATAGATAGCCTTAGTTTCATCCGGTGTTAGAACGCCATCAGAAATACTGTCTTTGATTAAGACGCTTAGCGCCCCTTGCATTGCACCCAAGCGCATTTGAATATCGAATAACTCAACTGTGTCTAAGCTCTCTGCTTCGATTTTCACCGCTGGCGTAATTCCGTGGCGTTCCATGTGATAAGCCACAAGCAACTTAGTGCCTGATAGATCTTCCATTGCTTCAAGCTCATCATTTTCAAAAAAGCGACAGCCGTTTTTTTCATACAACTTGTTGTTGAACGTTGTTTCAGAAATACCCAGTGCGCCGGACATCGCTGAACGTCCGCCGGGGTATACTTTGCACATCTCTTTCACGACTTCTTTTAGTGTTTGTTTGCACATATCTACAATTCCGTTGTTTTGTTGGTAGTTAACTCTGTTAGTTGGTTTTGGTACTGTTCTGGTAAAGCGCTGAGTTATATTTCAATTCGCCATTTGTTCTATAATCCGCTTCCATAGCTCGGTTTTTTGGGATTAATTGATTTGGTCGTTTTTTCCATTGATAGAATGCTTCAGGGCTAATACAAAAAAATTCTGCGATTTTATTAGTAGTGCCAAAGTATTTTTCAATCTGTTCAGTTGTCATAATACCCCCTAAATCTAAGTTAGATTAGATAATAATTGTTAATTTATATTTGGTCAATAAAAACTAAGATAACTTAGGTTTAGTTAAAATGGATTTGTATATGAGTAATACCCAAAGCACTATTGGAAGCAGAATAAAGGCACTCAGAAACATCACTAAAACTACCCAGAAAGATCTTGGTAAGTATTGTGGCGTATCAGATGTTACTGTGGGGTATTGGGAAAAAGACCTAAACACCCCTAGAAGTGATGCTCTCTTGAAATTAGCTCGATATTTCAATACGACTGAAGCGTATATTTTGTATGGTATTCCATCTAAACAATCATCGAATATCATAACCAGTGCACAGAAAGTACCTGTACTATCCTATGTTCAAGCTGGTAATTTCACTGATTACGCTCCAAATCAGATATATGATGAAGACCTTGAATTTATAGAAACCACACTTAAGGTATCCCCTTTGTCATTTGCCTTGCGTGTCATTGGTGATTCCATGACTAACCCGTATGGCTTGCCATCTATACCTGAAGGCTCAACTGTAATTGTCGATCCTGAAGCTGAAATTGTAAGTGGGAAATTTGTAGTCGCTAGACTACAAGGCTCTGACGAAGTAACGGTAAAACGTTATGTTGTAGATGGCCCAAACAAATTTTTGATGCCTTTAAATCCTCGTTATAACAACATTCCTATCAATGGTAACTGCGAAATAGTCGGTCTAGTTCGTGGTGTCCAGTATGAGCTATAAGTATCCATTCAATTAAATTCTAAGTTTTCTTAGATTTTCATATTGACACAAATCCTAAGTTGAATTAGTTTATATCTAAGACAACTTAGGAGGTCGTCATGCACACAAAACCAATCGTTACCTTTAACAACCCAATGTCCACAGATGAAATTCATGCGTGGATTTTGGAGAAAGCTGCTGCACTTAAAAAACTTGAAAGCCTTAACGCTACCTACGCAGAACTCAAAGAAAAGCTGGTAAGAATCGAAGATGATATTTACGAGCAAACTGAGATCTGCAACGCAGGGCTAGGCTTACCAGCAACCAACTAATCAACTATGTGGAGTAATTAGTGGAATGCTTATTTTAACTCGTCGTCCCGGTGAAACCGTTGTTATTGGTGATGATGTCAAAGTCACTGTTTTGGGAATTAAAGGATGCCAAGTGCGGATTGGTATCGAAGCACCAAAAGATACAAGTATTCACCGCGAAGAAATTTATCTTCGGATCCAAGCTGAAAATAATAATGCCAGTGCTAGTTAGTAATTATTGATAATTTTGGTGGCGACCTGAATCTTCCACACTACGAGGATGATGATAATGTTCTTTTCAGTAGCCACCCTTTTTTTACATCACACATAAGACCGCTGATATTTAATCAGTTCATACGGGTAAATATGTCTAATCAATATTAGCGGTCTTATCTGTGGAGTAATAACCTTTAATGAGGATCAACTCATGAGTGAAGATAAAAAAACAAATGTACCGGAATTCCTTGGGGAATTAGATGGTGGTGTATTTGAAAATAAAGTTTCCGCTGTATTAAATGATGTTGCATTAGGCGTTTTAAATAACGGTGGAAAAGGGAAAATTATTATTGAAATGGATATTTCCCGCCTGAATAACTCAATTGAAGAAAAGCGAGTTATGATTTCCCATAAACTTAAGTTTGCTGCACCAACGCCTCGCGGCAAGCGCTCTGAAGAAGATACCACCGAAACACCGATGTATGTCAATAAAGGCGGTAAGCTTTCAGTTATGCAAGAAGATCAGGGGCAATTATTCGCTATCAATGGCGATCCTGATGGGAAATTAAGACAAGTTAATTAATTTCTTTTTTTATTTAAATACCAATCTTTAAAAATACTTTATTAAATAAGTAGGAGTTTTTATGTCTCAATTAAATGGTGATGCTATTTCTCAAATTACGGAACTGGCTATTTCTGGTGTTCGCTTAAATGCTGTTGAAAATATGCCATGTCCAGCAGTAGCGGTACCAAATGGTTTAGAAATTGTTAATTTAGAACGATATCAAAATGGTCGTTATCGCTTTCGTGGTTCGTTAAAAACCACCAGCATTAATGATTTTGTTAAATATAGTGTTGGGTATTCTGAGGCTCTTGGTGTTCGTTGTTTTATCGATGCTGAAGATATGACAGCAAGAACTATTTTTAACTTAGGCACTATTGAACATCCTGGTCATGCTGATAACTCTGCACTTATCGTACTGAAAAAGACATCACCTTTTTCTGCTGTGCTATCAGTAAATGGGCGCAAGCAAGGTCAGAAAGAACTTGCTGAGTGGTTAGAAGATTGGCGCGATTACTTATTAGCATTCGATGCTGACGGTAATGTTTTAGATATTAAGCAAGCAATTGGTGCTGTTCGCCGAATTACGATCGAATCAAGTCGTTCTTCAGATCATGAAGATAGTGATTTCTCAGCACGACGCTCTGTGATGGAAAATGTCGAAGCTAAAAGTAAAGACATTATGCCAGCTGCTTTTGAATTCAAATGCACTCCATATGATGAATTACAAGAACGAGCAATTAAGCTGCGCTATAGCATTTTAACCTCACAAGATACACCAACACTGGTGCTTCGCATTGTTCAACTTGAAAATCTTCAAGAGCTAATGGCTCAAGAATTTCGCGACATTCTTTCTGCTAAATTCGAAGAAACTCAAATCGAAACATTCATTGGGAATTTCTCAGCTTAATTAATTTATGCGCCACTGATCTGGTGGCGCTATTTATCATGTGGAGTAATTATGTCTTATATCTCAACGTTTACTGGCAAGCATTTCGACTTCATTAATATCTGTGCGGAAGATATTTCTATCGAAGATATTGC